AGCAATTGTAGCGGATTCGCCACCTTTGGTTTGACGCATGCTTGTAATCTTCAATTTGCCGTTACCATAATCGGAATTGGCAGTTGCCAAAAATTCATTATTGACGTTGACAGACTGCGTGCCACCTGCTACGGGCAACGTGAATGCCGCACCATCGATGTCGTGTTCTTTTGTACCCCCTACCTGTGTCTCAGTCAGCGGTATAGCGCTGCGATTCGTGCGGTCTTCTTTGTTGATAAGGTCGGCAAGACTTTGTGCTGTTGATACTTTGTCGAAGCGGTCGTCCCAATTTGTAGTTCCCGTTCCTACAACCAACTGACCAAAGCCTCCGCCTCCGGGCGAAACGGCGATTCGTTTGCCACTCAATGCATTGTAGTCAGCGATTTCAACACGTGCCTCAGCACTGCATATCTCACGGTAGTCGTCGCCCTGCCACAGTTCAATGCGGAGCATCTGTTGCACGTTGCGGAACAACAGTGGCGTGCTACCGACGTAGTCGACGTAGTATCGTCGACGGTAGGGCTTGTAGGTATCGAAGTTGATGTACTCAGCAATGACAAGGCTCGGACGCCATGCGTTGTGTGTGACGTTGTCGATGCGGTCTTGTATCTCTTTGATACGTTGCTCGACATGTGATTTTGTGACGCCTCGTGTCTTACCGTTGGTAAAGGAGGCAGTGTTTTGGACATAGCCGTTGTCCGCTGTTTCATACAAGCCGGGGTTGATTGATGATACACCATCCTCGTTTACTGTGAATGTAAGTTTTACACCGCTGGTAGTTGATGTTATGGCTGTGACTGTGACCTCTTGACCCATCGGGTCAGCGTCACTGTAAATAAGTAAAATGTCGCTAACTGAAAAGCCGGTGTTTCTGTAGTCAGCACCAGTGACAAAGACTGCGTTTGCTTCCGCACTCGCTGACATCAGGACGGCTTCTTGCGGTCCGATACCAAGCAAATCAGCGACTTTCTGTGCAGTCGTGTAAACGATTTCTTCGGGGTTGAGAGGGCGTGTTTCCGCTTCACCGGGTGAGAATACTACTGGCATGCGTCATCCCCTCATCTCCCACAGAGAGTTCTCCGTCATAGACCTTGCCACCAAAGACGGTTTTGAACCGACTTCATGAGCACGTCTCCAATGTACATCGGGAATCCTGTTTGAACATCATCATCATCTCGTGCAGCCATTGCTGCTTCAAAGTCAGCGAGCATCTGTGCCTTCTGTTCCTCAGTCATACCCATACCACCCATTGCCATGTTTGCTTTTTCTTCCGCTGTGGGCCGTGAACGACCTACAGCACTTGGGTCCATCCCAAGGTCAGGTGTCTGCCCGGTAGGGTCGATTGGTTTCTCAGATTCGACAAAGTCCATACGTGGACCATCGAGCGTTTCGATTTGCACGTAATCTCCTTGCTTACGACCAAGCCCTCTATCTGAGGCTCGTGGTGCACGTTCAGGCGGTGCGCCTCCCTTGATTTGGGATTCAACCATACGTCGTTGGTCACGAATTTCTGAGAGTCTTCGTCGTAGTGAAGGGTTGGTTTCAGCCATGTCTGCTAATGCGTTTTCTTGAGCGATGAGTTTGGTAAACTGTGCTCGCAGGTTAGCCATGTTGCGCTGCTGTAGTGCTTCGTCTGTACCTGACGTCACGTTCATCGCTGCTCGCTCAACAAGTTCAGATGGACTCATTTGAAACGCAGCAGTGCCCTGTTGCTGTTGCAACTGCTCGACAGCGTTGCGTAGTCGCTGCTCGTCATCAGGACTCATACCCTGACGCTGTGCAGTCATGTCAATCAAGTTCGACAATTTTTCTTCGTCTGAGATACCCGTGACTTCCGTGTCCGAAGGGTCAACTCGTTGCTTGAAACCGGGGTCTTGCGTAACGTCTCGACCTTCGCCGAGAATACGTCGAATAAATTCTTCTTCGCTTACAGTGTCGCCTTCTATGCCAGTCATACTGGCACTGCCACCTGTCTTGCCTTGGGATGTTTCATAGCCTGCTCCACCAAGTTGAAGCCCCATACGATTCATGTGGTTCATGATGTTACGACCCAGTTGTTGCTTGTCGTTTGCATGCAATTCGCCAAACCGACGAATTAATTCATTACGAACTCCTTGTGGGTCGTCTCCTTGACGATTCGGTTGTACGTTACCGTAATCTTGACCCAAAATTTGTGTTTGAAATGCATTAGGGTCCTTTGACATCATTGAGTTCAGATACGACTCAAGCGTCTTTGCTTCTTTCGGTCCTTTCCTTTTACTACCCATGTATGGGTTTTGACCAGTATCGTCAACGACTCTCGTCTCACCACCGAATCCGACGATGCCTCCTTCGCCTGCTTCGGTCGCTATGTCTTTCTCACGACGGCCTGTTCGACTACGGAATTTCTTACCACGTGTATCTTCGATGTCAAAGGTAGCACGCTTAGCACCAATACCCCGTCCGAGTGAAGCACCACGGTCTTTGTCATCGCTCACACGCTTACCTTCACGTGAAGGCGGAGGGGCTTTGCCTTCTGATGTGTCAGTCAGTTGGTAAGCCTCAGCAAGAGCCTGTGCACGTGCAGGGGTGTTACCCTGTGCGATGGCTCGGTCGTAAATCTCTTGGCGCTTTTGTTTCATCGCCTCAGATTCTTCTGAGCCTACTACTGTCTTACCAGCAAGGTCTTCCTCTTTGACTCCCCTTAACTTGGCACCTGTTCTGCCAGTTGTCGGTGCTTCGACGGGAACGTCACGGAGTTCCTCAGCAGTTCGCTTTTCGCCTTCGGGCTTCTCAGTACGACGCTTGACTGCGTCTTTGATTTCGCCGCCCTTTCCGCCGCTTAGTGCAGCGTCCAGTTTGTCCATGAGGTTTTTACGTGAATCGTCATCACCGGGCGCTTTTCGTACTGCTATTCGCATGTTCATTCCTCCTTTGTTCCCAAATTGAAGTCCATCTTTGTTCCGCACGTTCGACAGTTGTCAACCCAACAGAAGTAAAGCATACCACACGATTTGCACCGTGTGCCTGAGCCGATGTTCAGAACGTCGCCTGTCTTTCGGTTGCGTATGCGTTGTTTACTGACTACGCCCTCAAGAGGTTTCTCTTGATTGAAGACGCTACCTGCCCCGTAGGACTCGGCCAGTCGTACGCCACGCTTCTCAAGTCGCTCGATTTCGTCGAGTCCGAGTGTTGCTGCATCCATCGTATCACCCTCAGTTCGTGGTGACAATCAGAAAAATGTTTCCCAAGATGGTGATGGGTTCAGCACCTACAATGGTGTTTGAACCTGCTGCCGCTGCCACGTCGGTCGTCAGGGTAGTCGACATTGTCGACGTGTCCTGAAAGTCTCGTGGTGCGTATGGTCCTACGACTTTGGTCGTCTTTGCCATGAGGGTTCACCTCAAGAGCGACGACCAATTGCGAGGAAACTTCCCGGTTGCACGTTGTCTTGGTCAGACGCTTGCCTAACTGTTATTGTAGTCCTTGCTGTGTCCAAAGAGCCTACATCGAGCAAATTGGTGATGTGTTCAGCAGCACCGTCGGTGGCATCGGCTGAGTCCACTTCTTGTATTACTGATGCATTAGGGTTAACCACAAATGCGTCGATTCTTGAGAAAAAACTTGTTAAGTCTATAGTCTCGGTTGCGGCTCCACCTGTGTATGTGCCTGTTACTACCATTCGGTCTCCAAAGTATGTTGGTCGTGGGTCAATTGTTACTGTCATTATTGTTCATCTCCTGTTGTTTCTGTTTCTTCTGCCACTGGTTTTTCGACCGCTGGTTCTTCGACGACTGGCTCAGGTGCTGGAGGGTTGAGGATTAGGTCAACCATGCCCAGTAGTTTGGACTTGGTCGCATATCCACCAACTGTTTCTCCACGCTCCTCAAGCCATGCGCTGATGTCCTTCTTAGTCCAACCTGAGTCGGGAATTCCATCGTCACCTGCGTCGACTGTGATACCTGCATCTCCTTCGACCTTCCACCACTTAGGGGATAGTCGATTGCGGTACGCATCGAGCCACTCTTGCGAGACTTCCATAGGGACGTTTCGCTCAGCGTAGGTTCGGCGCATACCGGGAACTGTACGTGTATGGTACGGTCCCAGTGAAGTTATTGTAGGCAAGAAGAAACACCTCAAGCCACAATCATCCAGCAAGTTACTGTGGTGTGACTTGTTCCAGTCACGGTAAACTGTGCTGCGTTCACGGTGTTGCCGTCTGAGTTTGTTGCAGTTGTTGTACCGATTGCATTCTTCATACTAACTGCGGCACTTTCTGTAACGTTGTCTCCAACGATTACTGCCAAAATTTTCGACGCATTGCCGCCAACGACCAATTTTTCATCGTTGGCTAGTGCTGTGGTAAATCGTCCACAAACTAACTTGATGCCTGCTGTTGCGTTTCCATCACTGTTGCTTGCTTGAAATCCAGTCAAAGAGCCGGGGTATGTACCTCCGAAACCTTTCAACCATTCAGTATCGCCCGTAGGTGAACCTGCATACAAGTCGAGTGCAAAGTCTTCTGTGTAAACTGCACTTGAACTCGATGTGTAAACTATTCCGCTTGTTCCTGTTGTTGCTGTCATATTTTTCATCTCCTGTGTGTGTTATCTCCATCAAACCTCAAGACAAGTCTCGGATTGAACCGTGGCCTCCAAAGAAAGTTGTCCAAATTTCACCCATGGTTCGGTAAAGTCCTTCTTGACCGAGGCGGTTGATGGCGAATGGGTCTCCAGTTTCGATACCTGACTCAAAGTATTGAGTTGGTTTTGCGACACTAAAGTGTAGGTAGTCAGTGTCCAAGAAGTACATACGGCTGATGCCGTCCTTTGTAACGTCCTTGGATGGAATGATTGGGACACCGTTGTATGTAGCGACGATGAAACCTGCTTCAACACCGGGTACACCCTTGACACCGTTGAAGGTAGGGGTGACACGCTTCTCTTCCATGAATCGCTGTTGCGCTTGGAGGAGTTGTTGGATTCGCATCAAAGTGTCATATCCAGTGAGGATGACCTTTGGATTTCCACCACGTACCCAAATCTTTTGGAAGATGTCGTCGAGGTGGTCAAGGCTGAGTACACGCTCAGTCAAGCCTGCATCGGTTGCGACGTTGACCTCAGCGTTGGACCAAGTGTTTGCATCTCGGTCAATGCTGTAAATGTCGAGGTCAGAAGCAGCGCTAACGTGTGCGGTGTTTGTAGTCTGAGAGCCTGCTGCGACTGGACCAGTACCAGTACTGTCCATTGTGCTTGAAGCGGTGACACGGTCGAGGGACTCGTAGTCGTTGCCAGCAGGTGTGTCGACGTCTTGGAGGAGCATCTTGTTGATTTCCTCAGCGTGGTGCTTACCCATTTCTTCCTTGAGAACACTGCGAATGTCACCAAGACCGTCGTCCTTGTCGTTAAGGAAGATTGCAACTTCGCTCATGTCGAAGGTGTGTGCAATGGTCTTAGGCTTTGCAGCGATGTGCTGGAAGACAGGTTTGGTGGTTTCCGGTAGTGTACCGTTCTCCGCAATACCTCCGCCCTTAGCGGAATCAGGTCGTGCGGTTACGACACGCCATCCACTTCGGTCCCAAGGCTTCTTAGGAAGGATGGAGAATGCGTTGAATTCTTGGTTCAACTGGCTCCAAACCTTTCGTCCGTAAATTGCTTGGTATGTACCAGCAGTTGTGGACAATAGTGGTGCGTCTGCTTTCAAAAGTTCAC